TTTCGACAAGAAGAAGACCGGCAAGTTAGTCGAGCATTTGAAGCGGTACAAGAGGTCAATCAATCGCACCACACAAACCGCTGGTGCTCCGTTGCATGACGAGCACAGTCACGGTGCCGATTGTTTCCGATACATAGCCTGTAATGAGGGGTCCATGAGAAACGAGATGAAGCGACAGAGACGCATCCCCCCTCCGGTGAACTGGAGAGTTGCATGAAAGAATGTACGCTTGAAGTCTTTACAGGTTGGCTAGAGGAAATCTTCAATCAGCCTGCATGGAGAAGTAGAGCAGACAAGGAGATGGACTACATAGACGGCAACCAGTTAGACGCTGCCGTTCTGCTGGCACAGAGGGAGAAAGGTATTCCGCCTTCGATAGAACCGTTGATGGGGGGGGTGATTGACTCTCTGTGTGGGATTGAGGCGTTGAATAGACGGGATTGGCTGGTAGGTTCTGACAAAAAAGACAATGAAGGGGAGCAGGTAGCAGAGGCGTTCGCTTTCAAGTTGAACCAGGCAGAAAGAATGTCGAAGGCTGACCTGGCATGTTCCAAGGCGTATAAATCACAAATTTCAGTAGGACTGGGATGGGTAGAGGTTGACCGTGAACCGGACCCGTTTAAGTATCCTTATCGGTGTTTGCATATTCACCGGAATGAAATCTGGTGGGACTTCCTGGCGAAACAGGACGACTTATCTGATGCAAGATACTTAGTCAGGCGAAAATGGACCCCAGTTGACCAGGCAGTGTTGATGTTCCCCGGCAAAGAGAAGCTTATCAGGGGAGCGGTAACGAGTTGGCAGAGTGTTGATGCGCTGAGTTCTTACTTGACCGATGGGGGGTCTAGTACAGAACTTTCTATGGGTATCGAGCGCGGCTGGTCAATTGAGGAACAGGAATGGCGGGACGGGGTAAATGGCAGGGCATGTCTGTTTGAGGTCTGGTATCGGGTCTGGGAGCGGGCGTTGGTATTGAAGATGAGAGACGGGAGAATCTTGGAATACGACAAGAAGAATCCCCTTCATTTACAGGCCGCTGCCGTAGGTGTTCCACTGGTAGAAGCGAATATCAGTAAGGTCAGGCTGGCTTGGTTTCTTGGGCCTCATAGACTCTATGATGGTCCTAGTCCGTATAAGCATGGCAAGTTCAAGTACATTCCGTTTTGGGGCAAGCGAGAAGACCGAACAGCCGTCCCTTACGCGCTTGCACGGGGCATGATGTATCTGCAAGACGAGATCAACGCCAGGACAAGCAAGATGCAATGGATGCTTGGGGCTACTCGAACCATCCGAACAGAGGGCGCAGTCTTCGATACTGACGAAGTTTTCCGAAGTATGGTCGGCAGGAGTGACGCTGATATCATCCTCGACCAGACCGAAATGGCGAAACCTGGGGCGAGGTTTGAGATTGAAGACAACTCTGCCCTGACCCAGCAGCAATATGACCGCCTAGTGGACGCTAGAGAGGCCCTGAAGCGTGTTTCTCGCATTGCTGAGGCATACATGCAGGGGAACAAGGCTGGCATGGCTCCGGGCGACCTGAACCGCCTTGCAGAGCAATCTGTGCAGGGGCTTCCTGACCTGAACGATAACTTTGCTTTTGCAAGAGCTGAAGTTGGAGACGTTCTTCTGTCATTGCTGATAGAAGACACAATGGAAGAGGAAGAGGTCACCATCCCAGGCACCGCAATCAACGAATCGAAGACCATTGTCCTGAACAAACCTGAAGGCGATTTCCTGACCAACGATGTCCAGCGCACGAAACTGAAGGTCACGCTCTCAGAGGTTCCGAGTACCCCGTCTTACAAGGCGCAACAACTGACTTCTTTAGCGGAGATTGTCAAGTCGATGCCTGAGAAATACCAGGAACTTGCATTCCCCCATATCTTTGACTTAACCAACGCGCCGAACAAGAAGGAACTGGCCGAGGCTGTGCGAAACATGACCAATGCGCCCAATCCAGAGGTTGAAGCGAAGACAAGAGAGTTGGATATCAAAGAGAAACTTGCCGACGCGCAGATATCTTCCCTTGTCACCAAACAGGTCATCGACCGGATTGAGGCGATTTACTCAGCGGTCCAGGCTGGTGTCCAGATCGTCACCATGCCACAAGTCGTACCTGTTGCCGATCAGGTGTTGAAGTCATCTGGCGGTGAAGACATGGACGAAGACCCGATTGTCGCGCCTGTCACTGGAATGCAGCAAGGCGCGATTCCGGTCGATCCTGTGACAACTGACGTACAGCAGAACACATCACCGATGTTTCCCCCGAGAATACAAGAACCTGAGATAGCAACTCCGGTTGCGCCAGCACTTGAAGAGACGCAACCGACCGGGGGGGCTATGACTGGCATTGAGGCAGAAGGCGTTCAACGATAATTTAATCTCTATTTGCTGCCAGGGCGATATCTGGCATGGAGCGTAGCATGGAAGCAGAACAGTATTTTGAGAAGTTGGAAGGAGAATTGACCGACGAGCAGATGGCCCGTTTCTTGACGGGTAATGGCGATACAGCAATCGAGGAAACGCCAGCCCTCGACACTGAAGAGGTCAAAGAGGAAGAACAGAAGGAAGAAGTCAAGCCGGTAATTCTTGCCAAAGACGGTGTTCATACCATCGAATACGAGAAGTTGGTCGAGGCGAGAAATGACGCTAAGGCCGCGAAAGAAGAGGTCGAATCTCTGAGAAATACCCTTGCAGAGAGAGAAGCCCTTCTTGAAAGTCTGAAGGCTGCAAAAGAACAGGACGCAGCAACCGGCACGACCGAGGCCACGGATTCATTGAGGGAATCGGTTAAAGAGGACTTCCCGGAATTGCTGGAGTTGATGGAGCATAGCAACGCCAGTGTGGTCAAAGAACTCCGGGCAGAGATGGCGGAACTGAAGAAACAAATCTCCGCTGACCTCGCCCCGGTAATGAAGACCACGAACGACACGATTGCTGAGAAGCACTTCGGCACGATCAGGGATGCCCATAAGGACTTTGACGATATTATGGCAGCACCTGAGATTATGGAGTGGGTGGACAAACACCCCGGCCCGATCAAAGCAGCCTACATGAACATCATTGAGCATGGCACCGCAAAGGATGTGATTGACATGGTAACCGCATTCAAGGACGCACACCCTGCCCCCGTTGGCGATACAACGGATACAGTCGCCATGAAAGCAGCAGAGGCCGAGAAGAAAGCCACCGGAAAGTCTGTACCCAAAAGCCTGTCTGATATCCCAGCTGGAACGGCGGCACATCACGATGAGGCTGGCGCGATGCAGAATATGACTCCCGTACAACTGATGAATAAATTCGTCGGGAAATCGCCTAACGAAATAATGGAGTTTCTCGACAGAACTATAAGATGAAACCTAATGAGGTAACACAATGGCAGTAACATCTATTCCCTACGGCTCCGACCAGGCGCTCGTAACTCAGGCCGCTGGTCTGTTTACGGCATCAATGGCCAGATTGACCAAACTCAATCGTCTGACCGGCAATCTTCCGCAGCAGGCCGACGCTGAGAATAACCTGAAATTCCAGTCGAAAAGTTCTTTGCCGGTAGTTCGGGCAATGGATTTGACAAAAAGTGCTGGCGATGAGATCAAGTTTGACCTGATCAATCCTATTACCGGCAAGCCGATCATGGGCAACAAGGTCGCGCAGGGTCTTGGTAAGAATCTGACCTTCTCCGGCGACAAGCTGCACATCGACCAGGCCCGTTTCCCGATTTCTGCCGGTGGTGTTATGGACCAGCAGAGAACCAAATGGCAGCTTCGGTCCCTGGCCCGTGAGCAGTCTTTCAATCTCATGACCCGCTACGAGGACCAGCTTCAGCATGTCCACCTGGCCGGTGCCCGTGGTTTCGCCAATGATGTCGAGTGGGTTGTACCTTTGGCCTCTGATGCTGACTTTGCAAGTGTCTGTGTCAACACTGTCAAGGCTCCGACCTACAACCGTCATTATATGTCCACTGGTACGGGCATTGAGTATGTCGCTGCTGCTGGCAGTGAGATCACCATGGCCTCTACCGACCTGTTCAACATGGACGTTGTTGATGCACTGGCAACGACTATTGAGGAAATGGCTCTTGCACCGCCTCCGGTAGTGTTCAAGGATGACCAGATGGCCGCTGACGATCCTATCCGCGTTCTGCTGGTATCCCCGAAACAGTACAACTCGTTTGTGAAATCCACGCAGAACTCCATTTCTTACCGGACCCTGATGGCTAACGCGGTTGCCCGTGGGCAGATGGCTAAGAACCATCCTCTGTTCATGAACGATTCCCTTCTGTGGCGCGGCATTCTCATTGTCAAACTGCCGAAACCGATTCGCTTCTACACTGGCAATGAGCTTCTACACTGTACTTCTCTCACCAGTGATACGGAAATCTCCGGCGATTTGATCCCCGCAGCTTTCACTACCGCCTACGCAGTTGACCGCGCCCTGCTTCTTGGCGGCATGGCACTTGCTGAGGCGTTTGGAAAGAGCAAGCATTCCGGCGCACCGTACTTTTTCGAGGAAGAAGAAACAGATTTCAAGAACAACCTGGAAATCGTCTGCGGTCAGATCGGCGGCAAGTCCAAAATCCGCTTTGACGTAGACCACGGCGTGTCTGTTCAGCCTACTGACTTCGGCGTTATCGCACTTGATACCGTTGTAGCACTGTAATCTAACTGGAGAATTATTATGGCAACTGTAACAAAGAAAAGCATTGCAACTGAAACCCGTATCGGCGGGGTGCCGTGGGGTAACGCCACCATCCTGCACTACCCCCTTGAGACCACTTCAGCGGGCGTGTGGGCTGACTCTGACCTGACCACCGCCATTCAGGTAAACGATGTGCTTCGTCTCGGCATCCTCCCGGCTGGTCTGAAGATTTATGACTACATGCTCAACATCAGTGACGCGTTCACTGCTGCAACCACCGGAGCTATCGGTTTTGCCTATGTTGACGGCGTTGATTCTACCGCTGTCCCGCAGGATGCAGATTATTTCTGTGCCGCTACCTCCCTGGCAACTCAGGCGAAACTGCGGATGACCAATGTTGCGGTTCGTCCCGTCACCCTGCCGAAAGCCGCCTATCTTACCCTTACCTGGGCCGGTGCCGCTGCTGATGCAGTTGGCAAGGCAGATATCGCCGTTATCGGTGAAATGACCGGACAGCCCTGATAAACTCAAACCTCCCCCCGGTTCGCCGGGGGGTGTGAGGACTTATGAATGAATTTACTCCCGTCAAGTATGTCGGTTTCAGAGATACATGCAAGGACGGAAACTACAACTCTGGCGGCGAATGGACGAAAGGTCAGACGCTGATGATCCAGAGCGACAAAGCGGTTCTCCTGCTCAAGCATCCTGACGTTTTCGTTCTCGGTGAAGTCACTGAAGAGGCCGGGATTGAAACGGAAACGAAGGAAGGCGATCAGGAGGAAGTCTTGCAGTCAGCAAGGGATTTCATCATGTCCGTCCCTCGCAAACAGGCTTTATCAGAGTATGCCAAGCGGAATTTCAACTTTGATATCACCGAAGGCAAACTGTACGAGATGAAAGCGCAGGTCATCAATTTAATTGATAAGTTCGGGATAGAATAATGAACATCGTTGACCTGATTTCTCAATACAGAACTGAGGCGAATGATTCAGCAATCCCTCCATTCCTGGCTGACTCAGTAGTGGTCGGGTATTACAACGAGGCGGTTGATGAGGCGTGTAGGCGCAGGGGCTTAATATTTGACAATACCACCGCCGCCGTTTGCGATATAGCCGTAACTTCAGCATCCGCTGTCTATGCTCTGCATACCGCAATCACAACGGTAAACGCTGCGTATCTTGTGGATACTGGTGGCAATATAACGTATCTCTCAATTCAGGAGCGTGATTCGCTCGACACCTACAGACCGACATGGCGAGAAGAAGACGGAGCACCCGATACGCTCATTGTTGATGAATTAAGTGTGCAGATAGTCCCCCCCCCCGTCGAATCATACACCTTAAAACTTGAGGTTCACAGGGTTCCTTTGGTGACAATGGGGACTACTGGCACTCCAACACCTACCCCTGAAATTGCATTATCCCATCACCGATACCTGTATCACTGGGTTCTGTATAGAGCCTACGGAAAGCCTGATTCTGATATGTACGACTCAGGGGAATCTGAAAAGCATGAGGCCAGGTTCACTCGGTATTTTGGGAAGAAACCTACCGCAGATAGGAAGCGTTCAACACGCGCAAACAGACCACACAGGAACAAGGTATGGTAGAGGAAGACAAAACAGTCAGGCTCGGACCATTCCCAAGGGGGATGAATAACAAGACCTCTGACCATGACCTCCCTGAAGGAACTGTGCGGAACGCGGTCAATGTTGACTTCACCAACAGTGGCAAGGCACGGCGAAGGAAGGGGTCTGCAACAAAGGTCTATTCCGGTTTTCCGAAAGGCGGCTATTCGTGCGCTGAAGGGGTTTTCTTTGTCGAAAACGGAAGCCTGAAACAGTTCAACTCCGATAATACGGCGACCACTCTTTGTTCAGGGATCCTCGGCACAACCTACGCGTGGGACTGTTTCAACGGTGCGGTCTACTTCTCGGATGGGATTGTCTGCAAGAAGATCGTTAGCGGCGTTGCGAACAACTGGGGCATGGCCCGCCCATCCCCTCCGGTTCTGTCCACCACATCGGGAAGTTACGGTGCAGGGGTGTATCTTGCGGCGTGTTCTTTTGTCGATGCGAACGGGGTAGAATCCGGGGCATCTCAGATTGTCTCGGTATCTGCTGGCGCGAATTGCGGGATTATCTTCTCCAACATTCCCCCCGTCACCGATCCGCAAGCGGTTTACGTCAGGCTGTACTTGAGTATGCCGGATGGCGAGGTTTTGTATCACGTTGCCGATGTACTACCTAACACACAGTCGTATCAGGTTATTGCAGGTCGTTATGATGATTCAAGTATTTTGGACTTAGCCTTTGTCTCTCCTGCACCGGCAGGGCGCATAATCAGGTTTGCCAATGGTCGGGCAATAGTCGCTGATGCGGATAGGGTTTGGTACTCGGACCCGTACCAGTACGATCATTTCAGGTTGGGAGATAACTTTATCCAGTTCACCGATACCGTTGACCTCATGGAGCCTGTAACGGGTGGGTGTTTCTTCGCCTACGGGAACAAGACTGAGTTCTGGGCGGGAGACATCTTTGACGCTCCACAGGCTGTTCAGTCGGTTAATTACGGGGCAGTCTACGGCACAGGCAAGAAAATCCCCAACTCGCAAAACGTATGCTGGCAATCTCAACGCGGGATGGTGGTCGGTACACCTGACGGACAAATGAAGAATGTGGTCGAGGATAACGTAGCCGTCGATACTGCGGTATACGGTGCGTCACTTATCCGCGAACAGGACGGATTACGGCAGTTCATCGCAACACTCAAAACGCCGACTATCTCCACGATGGCGGCAACAAGTTGGATTACAGCAGAACAAATCAGGAGATCATAATGGAGATACAGAAGGTTGGGTTTGTCTACACCGTCGAACGCCTTGGGCCGGACGGGGAGGTTTTGTCGGTGCAGCGGATTCACAACATCATGCCGACTGTAGCCCTGAATTACATGCTTGCCTCCGCACTAACAGGCGGTGCGCAGTATTCGGCTTGGTATCTAGGGTTGTTTGGGAATAACTATCAGCCTATTGCAACCGATACCATGACCACCTTGATTGCCTCTTGCGGGGAAGTCAAATCCTATACAGGTACGGCACGGCAGACCATCACATTCCCGGCAGTTGCCAATGCGACCCTGACTACGCTTGTCGATCCCAACGTCTTTGAGTTTGCGGCAGGGGTAACTGTCAGGGGGGCTTTTATTTCTTCTGCTCCGACATGGGATGGGACGACTGGGGTTCTCTGCTCAGGGGTTCTCTTTCCGTCTCCTGAAACTATAAATTCCAACGGCGGGGCCTTACGTGTCCCGGTTGGCTTTACACTGGTAGGGTGATAATATGAGTTTTTCAAACGCAGGCGAGGACTTACTCGTCACATGGATGTTTACTACTACGGCAGTAACCAGACCGACCGCATGGTATGTGGCGCTTCACACCGATGATCCAGGCGAGACAGGAGCCAATGAGGTAGTTGTCGGCACTGACGCAGATTATGTGCGGAAGGCGATCACCTTTGACGACCCAGTTACAGGCACAGGGATGTGCCTGTCCGACCTGGCGGCTTCCTGGACGGTTGCCGCTGGATCGGCAGGGTACACAGTAACGCATATCTCGATATGGACAGCGGAGTCTGCCGGGACTTGCCTGACAAGTGGCCCGCTTCTCCCAAACAGGGCGCTTGTCGCTTCGCAGGTCCACTCCCTTAACATTGGCGAGGTAATCGCCGCAATTAATTGAGGTCACAATGAAATTATCTCCGGCAGCACAGGATCACTTTAATATAACTGGTGACACTGAGGCATTGATCAATGGCAAGGTTATCAAAATCTACGGCTCAATTGTTTCACTTACTGAGGCGCTGACCTTCGTCCCAGCGACAGCGGGAGCTTCTATCGGGTCGGCAACACTGCTCTGCACCGTGTCTCTCAACGGTGCCGGGACAGGAGTCAACCTCGCCACAACCTCAGCCAGTGGAGTTATCTCCAAGGCATCTGCTGAGGTATGGCATGGCGACTATGTGGCTACTGGATATCCTTCATTTGCCAGAATTGTAGAGACTACTGACGCTGGCGGAGTTGCCACCACGGAGAAACGCCTTCAGTTGACTGTCGGGACTGTCGGCAAGGAGATGATTATCTCCACCGCACTCAAGACTCTCGGCGATACTCAGCGAATTGATGCAGCTTTCTTCGGCATCCCTGCGGAGTAAAAGATGATCACCTCTCTATCTAGTTCCAATTTTGCAGCAAGTTGGGATTCTATAGCATGGAACGGAGATATTTTCTGCCTTACCAATATAGATTCATATAATATTTTTTCAACATCAGCAGACGGATCTTCTTGGGCAGGTGTAGGCATTCCTGTATTCACCAGTTTCTCATCTATTGCCTGGAATGGATCTGTCTTTTGTGCAGTTAATAAAGCAACAATGGTCCTGACATCTTCGGATGGAGAAACATGGACTCAAAGTGCTTTTCCTGTAGACATAAACTGCTCTGTTATCATCTCAGCAGATGGAGTATTTTACGCAATAGGTGGCGATACTGTTGCAGTATCTACGATGCTTCGATCGGTAGATGGAGTTACATGGACCCAGCACAGTCTTCCTGCGGCAATGTCTCTATATGGTGTCGCCTGGAATGGGAGCATATTTTGTGCGGTTGGGGCTAATAGGATAGCTACTTCTTCTAATGGAACAACATGGAGTTACACCACCGCTCCTTCTGGGTTGACGTACAAAAAGATAGTTTGGAATGGTACAATCTTTTGCGCTCTTTCTCATTATCTAAAATCTGGTTATCAGCATAAATGTATAATTTCTTCTGATGGTGTTTCGTGGACAGAGGTTACTCTTCCAACTCCCTCGTCTGGTTCATGGGCTTCTATTGCTTGGAATGGGTCAGTTTTTTGCATCGTTGCCTACAATTCTTCCGCGTCTGCCACATCTCCAGACGGAATAAATTGGACACTTACTACGATGCCAATATCTACTGTATGGTCTGAAATATTTTGGAATGGGGAAATATTCTTGGCTATTTCTAAAAGTGTTTATACTGCCACATCTCCCGACGGAACGTGGCAAGATTATGACCTCGCGCCGCCTGTCTTTTGGACAAACTTTTCTGGACAGACAGAGATTGCTGAATGATTACTTTCGATGGCGACCGCAGCCTGAAGCGCAGATGGTTCGCCAAGAAGAAGCTCGCGCAGATCAAGGAGATGGATATCCCATCCGCTTGTCCGATCTGGGATGGATTCAGGTTCAAGGTCTGGCAACTCGGAGACATCGACGGCGGCAGGGTCACGTCCCCGATGGGTGCAGTTGTGGCCTGCTCGACGCAGGACGGAATTAAGATTGCCGTTGCCGACTACTGGGCGGGAGGATTCAATCCGGCGCAGGATCTGCATGTAATGTTCAAGGATTTGGGAGTCGCTGGGGAGTTCACGACATTCTTTAATGGACAGATATCAATTGATACAGGCTATTATCCTGTAAAATTCCTGCCTGCCGTGAATCAGTCGTATTTCGGGCTGATCAACGGAGACACGGTGGGGCCTGGGACAGTTCTTGTCGCTGATTACTCCTGCTCTCCAGTTCTGCTTCCGTTTCGCGGAGAAACCTTCAACGTCATTGTCTCCGACTCGATGAAGTATGACATCGCTGGGGACGGCACATTCGACTGGTGGCGGCAGGTCTTTGAAAAGACCGCTTCCTTCTACATCGCCAATGGCAGCCAGGCAAGTCGGATTGATTGCGCAGCCAAGCATATTGAATACGCGGATGCTTACACACCCTGGCGGATTTACCAGAAGACCGGGGGCGACAGATACACTTCCTTTCACAGTGCCTGGATTTACGACTTTGTGGGCGATCCCCCAAGGAAAGCAGTTGGCTACGGCATCGACGTTACCTTTGGAACGCAGGACACCATTTATTTCAGCGAAATTCTGAATGATTCTATGCCGGAAGATTTACGGCTCATCCTCAGCAATTCAGTGAATGATGGGTCTTGCGAACCGCTTGGGTCGTATGCCTTTGATAATGTTTTCTTCCATGCGGTGAACGCTTCCTGTCATGTTTTCTCTTCAGGTCCGGAAACGTGCGAGGCCTCAGAGCATTACGATGATCACCCGGAAGATGAGAACTGGCGGTTATTCTACTCGCTGACCATTGGTGGCAATGTCCATCTGGTAAATTCAAATCAGTTTCTCGCAACGCTCGATAGCCTGACGACACTCGATCTCACTGCAAGTTGGTTCGATGTGAAGCGAATGTTTGAGCAGGTCGCAGGGGCATATCCGAATGTGAATTTCACTGTGCCCTACGACTCAGTAATGTTTCACGACCATACAGGGATTATCTACACATGGACGCGGGCCTATGGGGCAGTCAAATTCACCACAACAGGAATGTTCCTCGCTACGGTCCTTGTCCCGGCCCAAGTCACAGAAGAAGAGGGGGTACGGCCTGATATTACCTATGCAGACCTTTTCGGTGAGACTCATCTCTACCTGTGTGTCAGCAACAAGGTCAAGGTCGGGGTCAGGTCGGTGCATTATGGCTCTCCCTTCACTGGCTGGACTGCATTGCCAGGTTGCCCGGAAGGAGTAGAGCTTATCAGCGCTCGCCCCTGCATGGTTACACCTGAGAGGATATTCTTGATCGGAGTCGTCAAGTACATGGTCGAGGAAATCGTTGAAGGCGTGCCGGTGGGGGTTGAGAAGTATTCCTTCGCTTCGCTGAACTGGACTGCTGCAACTGAGACAGAGGATGAGAGTACAGATCCGTGGCAAGTAATGGGTGAACTGCCATTTGCGGTCGGTGATGCAGATAACTTCTCGCTTGGACTTTACGGAGATGACCCACGGGCAGACGCTCTCACCGCATACCAGTGTCCTCCAATCCTGCCACAAGCCCCGGTCGGTCCATACGATAAATACGCAATAGGGATGCCATGAGCATACTTTCAAAAGATTGGCGATATATAGTTGTCCAGGCTGGCACAGGCAGCACTATATCTTCCGAAGGGTCGGTATCAGTAGTCGAGTACCCGGTTGGAGAATATGTTGGTGATGCCCTGCCCGTCATTCAAACATATCCGACTGAATCGACCACCACCCTTGCCATTGACATCAGAGTTGCAACAGCATCAGAAGTCGCGTTTCTGAAAGATACATTGTTTGGCTGGGCAGCGGAGCCAATGAAGACTACCTTATTTATCCAGAAACTTTATCAAGACTGGGGCAAGCCGCTCTATGTTTGGACTGGTGGTAATTACATTGCCTCATGGTACGGGGTAAGTGGACTTGGTTTCTACGTCTTCGTTGGCTATGACTCGACCAATTACCCGACTCAGGAGGTGCTGATATGAGCCTGACCTATACTGGCGGGGACTCCCTAACCGACATTGTTCTTGGTGGTGGGTACAGCGGTGGTTCAGCAGACTTCTCCAATCCCTATATAATATCTTCTGACGGAGCCCCTGTCTATGTCCCTATAGGTGTGGTTGGGACATCTCCGACTACCACAACAACAGCAACAGTCGTTACCACAACTCCTTCGCAGGATACTACTGCTGTCCCATCAACAGTTGTTATATCTAATCTGGAAACCGCCGTGCTTCTATCAAGTGGTTGGGATACTACCGCAAGGAGCATATCACCTTTCAATTCATATCTGAGATTTACCGTAGGGGATATCTCCGGTGCCTGCATGATGATCGGCCCTGCCAGGATGGATGGGCTGGCAATTACTCAATTCTCGCATGGCATGGCGATAGACATAACAGGAGTGCATGTCTACGAAAATGGGGTGTTCAAGGCAAGCCTGCGAAGTGTGCCGAGTTTTGACTCAGAGTTCAGGATTTACCGGCAGGAGAATAACACAATTGTCTATGCGGTGGTCACTGGCACCGAGACTGTTGTTTATCACAGCACAACGCCTTCACCTGTCCCTGAGTTCATCGACCTTTACGCCTACGGATACCTTTATTCCAGCGGTGATAAAGTAACCGCCGCCTCATTTGAGGATGGGGAAGTTCTTTCCACCGGCACGGCAACGATGAGCGGCACAGGACTTTTACAAGGCGGAACATGCAAGGCATTTCTTGAAGGAATCGGGTCACTCACATACCAGAAGACAACGGCAACCTGTTCGGGTGTTGGCACACTGTACGCCAGGAGTTCGTCAGATTATATCAGGGCAAACTTTCCGGCGTTCGGATGCCAGATGTTTGAGACTGTTGATGGGTACGGAGCGATTAATATGACCTTTCCGGCACTCACTGCGTACTTTGAGGAATTTGCCTTTGCCCCGGCAACGCCTGAATTTATCTTCGCAATGTTCCCGGCACTCGTTTGTTCGATGACCACGACGACAATCGGCAGAGGGGAAATTAACGCCGACTTTCCAGCACTCGTCGCAAGGATTTTTGAGGAAGCGGAGTATGGAGAGCTAAGCGCGACCTTCCCAGTAAGATGGGGCATGATGTTTGAAGGCCCGCCAACCGGGACGAAGTATCTAATAGAACGTGTGTATGCTCTTGACGCTTCCAAGACTATAGTTGAGCATATCGTTTTTATCAACAACGTAGGCACGATAGTTGACACCATCTCGGCAACGAGAATTGCCATTGCCTCGATCCTTGAGCAGATAACCGCCTCCGACTCTTACACGGTGATTGGCACCTTCACCGCGCCTTTGTCTGAAACTGTCTCCACGATAGACACGATGGTTGCCGGTCTTGGAACCTCTGCCATCCTTGACCAGACTTCCCGCGTATGGGTCGTCAATATGGACACCGGGGCATCAAGCCAGTACGACGACTACGGCTTTAACTCATACTTTGAGCGGGATGGGCAATACTACGGGGTCGCTGACGATGGGATTTACCGGCTGGATGGTGATGACGACGCAGGCGAAGATATTGACGCACTGGTTGATTTTGGCCGTTCAAGTTATGGAATCCAGCAGAAGAAACGGGTTATCAATGTCTATGTCGGGGTCAGTTCAGACAGCAAGGTATATCTCAAGGTTGACGCTGACGGGCAAGCCTACACTTACGAGGCACGGAGTTCCAGCACAGACATAAAGAATCACCGCATTGACATTGGCAAGGGGCTTACCGGGAACTATTTCAATTTCACTTTACTCAATCAGAATGGGTCTGATATTGATCTTGATTCGATATCATTTGAGCCTGTCGCACTGTCGAGGAAAATATAAATGTCTGAAGCATCAGAGTTCATCGACCAAGTAATTACCAACGCACTCGCCACAGCGACAGAGCATACAGGAGCGGCGGCTGATGCGGCAGAAGACCTTATCAGGGTCAACGCAGGGGTTTACCTTACCCCACCAACCTCAGCAACAGGGTTCATCGTTGAGGCGAAAGAACCTGAAATACCGACAGCGGCAGACTCAAAGTATGACTACCAGGCAGAACGTGACGCATTGATTGCGCTGTTGTCAAACCAACTCGCCGGGTTCTTCGCCACCTACTACCCATTGGCGAACGATGCATTTGACGAGGCTACGACTTGGCTGGTAAATACGATCACCAATGGCGGCACCGGCATTAATTCTGCTATTGAGGATGCGGTATGGCAGCGTGACAGAGAGCGGCACATTGCAGATGGGGCAAGGGTTAAGGCTGAGATTGTCACAGGGTATTCCGCAAAAGGCATCATGCTTCCTGCCGGATCTATGTTAAGAAAGATGGAGCGGGTTGACTACGAGCAAGCCGGGAAGATCGGCATTGCCTCTACCTCAATGGCAGCTAAACAACTTGAGATCGAAATCGAGACAATCAAGTTTGCCATTGGCAAAGCCCTTGAGTCTCGCATTGCGGCAATGCAGGCGGCAGTCGATTATATCAGGGCACTGGCGGTAGCACCAGACGCAGCGGCAAGAATCGCAGCACTGAATACCGATATCAAGGCGAAAATGATGAGTGCAGCGGCTGACTGGTACAGGGCAAGACAGAACCGTGACCAAATGGTCTTGCAGTCGAAACTTGCGGAACTTGAGGCAGGGATTGACATTTACAAACATCGTCGGACGAATGCGACAGACAACGATAGCGTCAAGGTCCAGGCACTTGCCGCCGCCGCTGATGTATTCGGCAAGACGGCACAGGCAGCACTCGCCTCACTGAATAGCGTAGTTTCTTCCGCACAAAGCACGTTTGCATAAGGAGAATTGATATGGCCGAAGATAAGAAAAGAAAATATCCCCACCTTGGCACAGGGACAGTTGCCATGCGTGGCGGGACTATGCCGAGTGCCGGTGCGCTGAAAACTGCAAGCAGACCGGCAGGCGCAAACGCTCAAGTGCCTATGCCTTCTGCTGAATCCATTCCCGGTGGAGTGCGGGGTGCGGAGACTGGCAGGCTGGCAAGCGAAGCAATGGCGAAAGGTGGCGTTTCAAGCGGGCTAGGCGTAATTGCCAGGAGAGCGCCGGGGGATATCGCTTCTGCTACTGGACAGTTCATTAAAAGGGGAGTGATTGATCCAACAAACAGGCTCCTTGGTGTTCCCATTAACGCGGGTGCAAATCTGGTCAGGACTGCGGTAACTGGCGAGGTTGTGCCGGAAGCGGAAAGGAAGAATATCGTAAACACTGAACCAGTACAGTCGTTGCCGAAGTTGCAGCCTGACGATGTTTTGTTGCCGGGGGAAAACACCTTCCAGCCGAAACAAGCGGTCCAGCAAGAGCCTCTAAAAGCAGACGAGGGTTGGATAAAGGATTCTCAGACCGGGGAAATGATTTCTCTCAGGGGCGGAAAAACAGCATGGACAAAAGACGGGGTGCCGATTGACAAACCCGTTAGGGCACCGGGGGAGATGCTTGGGGCAAGACAAGACAAGAGGTCAAGCCTTGACGTATCCTTTGACCCCAGTGTGTCACTCGGCGCAAGGAAAGCATTCATGGCTCAACCCGTTGCCCCGACTGCACAGATGGCACGATACGAGGCATACCAGAACACCCCGCGAGGGCAGTTCTTCGGAGCAAGACCGATTAAGAATGAAACACCACAACCTCAGACAATTGGCGAGATGATTGTTGACCGTCAGCGGATGGGCAGGGAGAAGGTAGAGGCAGGCATCAGGCAAGAAGACGAAAGGAACATGACCAACGTAAGGGGCCAGGATTTAGTGTCAGCGGCTGCAAGAGAGAGGAATGCCATTGACGCTATAAATGTAACTGGCGAGAATGCCTTACGTGGAGCGCAGACCAAGGGGGCAGAGTTAGACCTTGCCGGGAAACAGCAACTCAACGATTTGCAGGATAGGCTCATTGCCTCAAAAGATCCAGTAGAGCGTAATATACTCAAGTCTCAGATACTGGCAATGCAGGGGAAAGACACGAAGGCTACCGTGACAACGAGGAAGACCACCGATCCGATAACCGGCATCACGACAGAAGTACCCTACGCAGTAGACCCTGACAATCCTGGTGGGGCTGTGGAGATTGGCGGCGAGGGGGCAATGTCAGAGATAGGTATCATCAACGGAAACCCCAAGTACAAAGCGGCATTCGACGCGGCAACTCCTGAGAAGCAACAGGAGATGATAGCGAAGATACGGGAGCGGTTGGCGCAGATGGCTATTTAGTCTTTCGGAAAGAAAATGTCATCAAAGGCACCTTCAGGGTATTTCGCTTGTGTGGCTTTGAATGACTCGGGGAATTTCTTCTGGCAGGCTGCTCTAATGAATAGAGCGGCCTGTGTAGTTTCGGCACCGTCCATGTTTGCCAGTAGGCAATCTTCATACGTCCTCGGTTGGTTGTAATAGTATATCCCAACTGCTGCCAGAACGATGGCGGCACAGGCATAAAGTGTGTTGTTTTTCATATCGACCTCCTGCTGAAGTATCGCATAACATGGGGAATCATTCAAGCAATAAATGTTTCCGTTGCAATTGCTCCAAATATATGTTATAATCATCGCAACTAAGTTATTCAAAACACAAATCAAAGGCGCAATAAATGGCAAACGATTTTGATGATATATTTGGCGTAAAGAGCGACGAGGCTGGAGCGTTTGATGACATCTTTGACGTAAAACCCGAAGGCGGATTCAAGGCATCTGCAAAGCAGGCACTAGGCGCGACCATCAAAGGTGCCGGTCAAGCCGCCGCTGACTTCATCCCCGGTATCGGCACCGACAACGCAGTCAAGCAATACGGCCAGTCTGTCATTGATGCCAATCCCACAGCGGTACAAGGGTTCTCCGATATCGCAGATAAGCCTTGGACTACGGTTAAAGAGGCTGTCGGTAATGCTGGCGGGTCAATGGCCGGGATGCTCGGGGTCCGTGCATTGGGACAGGGCATCACCGCTCTTTCTCCTGCCGCTGGCCCTCTCGCCCCGGTAGTCGCTGGTGCTGGTCAGGCTATTTCATGGCTCGGTCCTATGGCTATTGCAGCACTCCCATCGTTCGGCGGTATCAGGGATAAGCAGATAATCAACGATCCTACGGCGCAGGAATCGGCTAAGTCGAAGGCTATTGCCGCATTGGGTGCCGGTACGGTCGGTCTGATAGAAACCAAGTTTGGCCCGCAGAACTGGGCACTTGCCGCGATGACGAAAGAGGGCAGGGCTAAACTGGCTGAGAAGTTTGCCGCAACGACTTTACCCAAGGCTATCGGAAGAGGCGCATTGGAAGGTTCGGCGGTTGAGGGTGCTGAGGAACTGGTACAGAGTCCCGTTGAACAGATTGCATCAGGTGACAACCCACTGACCTCAGAGAGTTTGAGTGAAACTGGATTCGGCGGCGTGATGGGTGCTGTCGGCGGCGGCGTACTCGGTGGCGCAATGGGCGGAATTTCGCGGAACATGCCAAGCGAGGAACCGGCACACCCCCCCCC